TTTTGTCTTTTTAGTATCTCTTTCTATGATTCCTAAAAACTCTAATATATCTTCTAACATAATTTATTATTTAAAACAAAAATACAAAAAAAATGCACCATAAAGTTTACAGTGCATTTGATTGAAAAAGAATAAAGAAAGAAAAAACTATTTAAAGCCAAAGTTATTAAAAAATTTTGAATTTTCATTTGTAAGGCTTACTCGTATGGATTGTTGTTGTCCATTATTCTTAAATATAAAAAAACCTTCAAAAATTGAAACATAAACTGCAAAGTAATCTACATCATCGGTTGAATAGCTTGTGTGCCAATTTGCTTGAACTGTATTTCTGTTTTCTTGAATGTCTTTTGCAGTAGATTTAATTTGAATGCGAAATATATCTTCACCAGTATCAGCGATACAATCATATACACAAGCATCTAATAATGGGTAAGAAACAACAATGCCCCTTTTAAGACACTCAATACCGAATTGATATTCAGCAAAACAACCTCTCGCATTGTTATCCACAAATGTAAAGTTAAAAAAAAAGTGGCTAACCGAAATTAACCACTCAACACTCAATTAATATGAAAAAAAAACTAATTAACTAAACACTTTATTTTTTTTACTCTTTTCTATTTCATCTTCTATACTATAAACCAATCCTAATATTTTAAAATATACATCTTGGGTAACATCTTCTTTATTTAAATTTTCTGATACTATTCTCATAATCTTTGGAGTTATCTTTTTTGCCATCATCTAAATAACCAAAATAAAAATTCAATTGCTAATATTGCCCAAAATGTGAATAATCCTAATCCCCAACATAAATACTTTAGTATTCTTTTTTGCAGTTGCTCATCTACTGGCATATTAACATCTTGTTGTGTTGCTTTATATATCTTTTTCATTATACACTAAATATTACAGATATTGACCAAAGACAAAAAAATATTCCAAGTCCTAAGATCATAAACCCTGCAAATGTTAAAAATTCTACTATTTCTTTTTTATTCATTATTTCTAATTTTCTTCAAAGTAAACCAATTTATTTATTATATGCAAATATATTTTACTTTATTTAATATTCTTTAATGATTATTTAACATTAGGGTATAAAAAAAGGGGGTATAAAACCCCCCTTTAATAATATAAACTCTAATTAATTATAGAGCTGCAACTACTGTAGCGAATGAACCTCTACACAGTGCATTTGGTAAGTAAGTAGTCATTGCTAACCTTTCTTGAACTCTTACTGTTACAAAGTTCTTTTGTACGTTGTCAGTATCTTGCTCAAAAAATTCAACACTTACATTTTCTCTCTGCCAAATTTGAGCAGCTTGTGAGAAATTACCTACGATAAATTCTCCTTCTGCCATTGCAGTTGAGATTCTAAATGGTACTCCCATAAATGTTGGTTGTAGTCCTTGATAAACTTGATCTTTTAAGTATCTACTATCACCATCTTTAAGTGCAAGAATCTTGTGAAAGTCTGTTGGGTGCATTAAAATCCCATCTGAAGTATAATTAGATTTAGCAACTTGGTTAAGTGCAGTAATTAATACATCAATGTTTTGTGGGTTTGCAATAACACCATCAGCGAATCCTGAAGCAGCATTAGACCAAATAGTAGCAGAATTTCTTAATCCTTCTAAATTTGGTGCAGTACCGTTTCCACCTAATAACTGGTCATCTTCAACTGCCATTAACTTGCTTGGAACTCTTGCCGAGATGTAAGATGTTAATTGCTCTGTATCATCAAGCATTTGCTTTGATAATCTTAAGTAAGTACCAATTAATTCTACATTAGCAGTAGAAGCAGTTAAGTTAAAGTCAGTTTGTCCAAGTGCAGTACCTTCTGCTTTAGCAGCAGCACCTTGTGTATAAGCAGATTCTTTAATATATCTTATTGTGTCAGAGTTTGTAGTTCCAACAGGTACGATTGATCTTACGTGAACCTCATTTGAAGGATCATACTTTATACCAGGTACTCTTGTTGCTGCGATAACTTCACCAGTATAATCTGCACCAGTTGTCATATCAGCTTTCACTTCGAATGAAGCTGCTCTTGATTGTCCTTTTTTAAGACCTTCAATTGCACCACCTTCGATAGCTTCTTTTAAAGCACCTTTAAAGTTTACTGGCTTACTTTCGATAGCATTTTTTTTAGCTGCCATTTCGATAGTATCCATTCTTTTTTGCATTTCATCATTCTTTGCAAGATATTCGTTAGATAAGTTTGAAATTTCACTTTTAAGTGATTCTTCAATCTCACCTTTCGCATTATCTTGAGCCGAATTAAATGCTTTTTCAATTTTAGAATCAACTAAATCTCCGATTTGGTCTAATTCTTTTTTGATTTCATCGTTCATTTTTTACGAATTTAATTTATTAAACAAATAATTATAAATATCACTATTATCAGCTTTTATCTGTGTCGGCTCTGTAACTTCAATTTCGGTTGGCAAAGTGGCACTATCGTTAAAAATAGATTTTAGCTTAACGAGTTCTGCTTCGATAGCATAACCCATATTGTCAGAAATGTTACCCTTGCGAATTAACTTCACAAGTTTATCAAATCTTTTCAATACTTTTTCCTTATCTACATTCCCTTTTACATCTAATATCATTGCTTCATCATTTGCAGCAAGTGTAACGGCAGAAATCTCATAAAGTTTTACCTCCGTTAGTTTTCTATTATATCCATCTCCCATTCCTGCTTCTTTCTGAAGTGGTAATATACCAACACTATTTTCGGTAATTACCCCTGCTTTCATAAGTTCTAATACATCATTTCCAAGTTGAGTTTTTGGTATTTTCGCTTCGAACATTAATCCTTTGTCATCTTCATATAGGTTTACCATTTTTCCTAAAGGTTGATCCATATTGTGTTGATATAGGTATTTAACACGACTTCCATTCTCCATAATCGTTTTTGTATATGCACCAGGTGTAATTATATCACCATCGCTATCAACGTTGTTAAATACAGAACCATACCCTTTAACGATTCCACTTTTTTCATCGGCATCAACTAATTCACCGATTGGACTTGACTTATATATTATATTTTCCATTTTACAAAGATATTAATTTTAATTGTTTTCATTTTCTTGTAGCGACTCATTAACAACTGCAATAGTTCCTACTGCTATAACATTTTCTATAACACCACCTGAACTATAATTTTCTTCAAGTTCTTTAGGGAAAGGTGCATTTGTACATCTACAATTAATGACATTGGCAGCACTTCCTCTACTATCACCTGGATAACTTAATTCCTCACCACCAACTAAAAAGTTTTTGTCCATATCAACTACTTGTCCATTGGCTTGAATATGATCTATTCTTGTTCTATTATCAAAAGTTGCAATCCATTCTTTTTGAAGATTCTCTTTGCCAAATACATCGGTAGCACTTTGATTCGTTGCATAGTTAGCAGCATTAACACTTTCGGTTCTAACAATTCGTTTTGCATTATTAACTGACATATTTTTAAACTTCTTTCGCAGTATTCTCCCTGCTTGTACCTCATTCATTGATTGAAAGTCAGGATCTGCCATATATCTTTGTAATGTCTTTGTTAATTCTTTTCTTCGATTACCACCCACACTAACTATTCTTGCACCTGCTACTTCATTTCCTATGTATGCAAACTTTTCATTCCATATATCCTCATATTCAATATGAGTGTTTTTAGTTATGTATTTCTTAAAGTTTTGAGCATACCACTTAGCAAACTTGTTTCCAACCTCCTGGTACAACTCTACATAAAGAGTTTTTAAGTCGCTATCTTTAAATTTAAATTGTAAATCAGGTATTTGTTTATTGGCTTTTAGAAACTCATCAATTATTTGATTGTTTTCACCCACAAGATATTTTGTCCATTTCTTGTCTTGTTTCGCTTCTTCAATGTCTAATTGATTAAGCCAATCCTTATGATAGTTTTTTTTGAATTTTTTAGTCAGCATTTTGAGAAATCCTTTTTGCCCAAGAAATCATTGCTTTTCCACCCCAAAGATTATAAGCTACATAACCTTTGTCTTTATAAGGTTCGTTTCTATAATCTTCTGATATTTTTGCATTTTCTTCGTGTCTTGCTAAAAAGCTATTGATTCTTTTTACAGTATCAAGTGATATTGGTTCTCTATTTGCAAGTTGATTTGCTCGTTTCCAACCAACTTCTGTACCACCTTTAACTACATCACGACCATATTTCTCTCTCCATTCTAACATTCTTTTAGCATTGTTAGTTGCACCTTGTGGATAATTAGTATAAGAATCTTGTTTTTGAATTATCTCTTGTTTATCATCTTTAACATCTTGTCCAATAATCGCTATATAATCATCGTGTGAAGCACACGGCATATAAATAGCATTGCCATTCTCATCGTGTGAATGAATACCCGAACAACCAAGTTGTTCTGCTCTTTGTGTTGCTTGTGATGCAGTTGTAAAAACATCTTGTCTTATTTCTCTTTTAACATCAAGAAGTTCATCATAATTTACTTTAACACTTTTAAAATCATCTACAATCACTTCATCTTGTAATGGCATTAAATTAGCAGGAATATAGTAATCGTTAAGTTTTTCGTTGTCAGATTCAACACCATAACTCATTGCTTGTCTTTTCTCATTTGGAGTTAGCCACCAAGCCTGACTCATTTGCCCAACCACTTTATCCATTTCTTCTTGCATTTCAGAAATACTTGTGTAATCAAAGTCAATGTATAGTTTATCGCCATAAGCAGGAACTAACCATCTGTTTAATTCATCTTTGATTTTATTAAGTTCAGGAATTACTGCATTTTGATACAATGTCTTTTTAGCTTCTACCATATTGTTGATAAGTAGATGATTCAGTATTGTTTAGTAATTGAGCAGGAACAGAATAAATATTACATAAATCCTTAATACTTGCATTGTATTGTTCTATTAAGAGATAAATCAGATGCAGACATTCCAAAGTTAATCCAAGATAGTTTCTTTGGTGTTATTACAATATCACCTGCACTATTAGAACCTTGATAGTTTTGTCTAAACTTTTCTTTTAATTGTTGTGCTTGAACTTCATTAATATCGCCCTCATCACTCATAAGCACACCTCTTGCAGTTTGATTCTGTAAATACTTTGCACCAGTTGATACTGCTTCGTTATTCGTATCTAATGATCTTAAACCTGCTTTTAATGGCGACATTCCGTACAAATGACTACCAGTTCCATCATAATAAGGGTTAAAATCTTTAATATGGCAAATATCCTCTGCTGCCATCTTATATTGACCATTGTAATCTAATGAGTATGATTTAACTGGATCAAATATCCCACCACTATTAATCTCTACCTTTTGACTTGGTAATACGTATAATTCTTTGAATTTACCTTTATTAGCACCTGTATCGGGTTTTAAACCATAGATGTAACGATTACCAGTTAGTTTACCAAAAGCAATTATCTCTTGAATCCAAGCATTGTATGATTGTGCAGGATTAGGTCTTGAAAGTAAATCGTGCAATTCTGTATCTGCTACTTCTTCAAGTGCGTGTTTTCTTAATACCTCTGCTTTGTGTAATGCAGAACCATTGGCGATACCACTTGTCATTGCTTTGTATCTCTTTAACTCATTCTCATTTTTAATCTCATATATCTGAAATGGAATTGTCGCTGCTGTTTTAGCTATAAGGTTCACAATAGAATAGATTGTTGTATTGTATTGATACCCCTTTTCGATGTATGTTGTATTGTATTGATACCCCTTTTCGATGTATGTGCTATCGTTTTCAGGATTCCAAATAATACTGTTGCCTAAGTAGTTGTATATCGCTTTATTAAACTCTGCATTAGTTTGTTGAAAATTCTTTGATATGAGTTTCTGAAATCTTGATAAAATTGAT